TGCCTTGATCGAGGCGCGCGGCCTGCTAGACAAGATCGGTTGTGATCCGGCTGGGCTGGGCGGCATCACGGACGCGCTGGCAGAAGCGGGCATACCTGAGACCAAGATGGTAGGCATTCAGCAGGGCTGGCGCTTAACCGGCGCCATCAAGACGGCAGAGCGCAAGCTGGCCGAAGGCGTGCTGGTGCACGGTGGCCAACCCCTTATGGCCTGGTGCGTCGGCAATGCCAAGGTAGAGCCACGAGGCAACGCCGTGATCATCACGAAACAGGCCGCAGGCAGCGCCAAGATCGACCCGCTGATGGCGCTTTTCAACGCCGTCACCCTCATGTCGCTGAACCCAGACACCGCCGCCGCCCCCGAGATTCACTCACTAGACATTTACTCATGACACAAACCTTGAATTTGACTGCCAGGCCGCAAGGCAGCCGAGTTCTCGGTTCGTGGTTGGCGGGCCGTGAAGGCGCTGCAGAGCGTGCTGGGATTGTTGCCCTGGGCGAAAACTCCACCAGTAGCCTGACGCTGAGTGAGTTGACGGCAATGATCGGCGCTTCTGCTGTGTCGTCGTCGGGCGCTTCAGTGACTGCCGATACAGCCATGAAGGTTTCGGCGGTATATGGCTGCGTGTCGCTGATTGCTGGGGCTATCTCCACATTGCCGTTGGGCGTGTTTCAGCGCACAGCAGAAGGCCGGGACAAGGCAGATCACCCTTACTGGTGGCTGTTCAATGAGCAGGCCAGTGAGGCGTGGACAAGCTCTGCCGCCATTGAGTACCTGATCAGCTCCAAGCTGTTCTATGGTGACGGCTTCGGTCGTCTGATCCGCAGCAACCGCAGCAATCAGGTGATTGGCTGGGAGCCTCTGCACCCACTTTCAGTTCAGCCTTTCAAGCATGAGGGGCGCGTGCTGTATCGAGTGACCAAGAGCGGCGAAGCGCCATACACGTTGGACAGTTCGGACGTGATCCACCTGCCCAGCCTGGGGTTTGATGGGCTGACCAGCCCTAGCCCTATCACTTACGCAGCACGCGAGGCCATCGGCACGGCAATTTCTGCACAACAGTTCAGCGGGCAGTTCTTTGCTGGTGGAGCTAACTTCGACTACGCGCTCAAGACCACATCGAAACTGACGGCGGAACAGCTCACGCAGCTGAAAGCCTCCTTGCTGGGGCGCGCGCAGAACGGCGGGCGCGGCCCCTTGATCCTTTCGGGCGGCCTGGAGCCTGCGCAGCTTTCGGTGAACAGCAAGGACGCCGAAATTCTGGCGACCCGCCTATTCACGGTTGAGGAAATCTGCCGCGTCTTTGGCGTACCGCCTCACATGGTGGGCCACACCGACAAGACAACCAGCTGGGGAAGCGGGATCGAATCGCAGGGTATTGGATTTGTCCGGTACACCCTGCAACGCCACCTCACGCCCATGCAGCAAGAGCTGAACCGCAAGCTCTGGCCGGTGCGCGAGCGCTTCTTTGTGGAGCACATCACCGCAGCGCTGGAGCGCGGCGACTTGAAGGGCCGCTACGAGGCCTACCGCATCGCCCTGGGGCGCGCTGGCGAACAGCCGTTCATGGAGCCCGACGAAGTGCGGCGCCTGGAGAACATGCCGCCAAACGAGAACCTGCAGATCAACCCCGGCAAGGCCGATGGGAAGGACGCCAATGAAAAACCGACTGAATAAGCTCTACGCGGACAACCGCAAGGCCGCCGCGCGCAAGTTTGAGGTGGTTGCCAAGGCCGATTCCTCAGAAGTGGACATTTTCCTGTACGACCACATCGTTTCCAGCGAAGAAGAAGCCGAGTGGTGGGGCGGCGTGGCCCCAGAATCGTTCGTGAAGGCGGTCTACGCTGTTGACCCAAGCCACACCATCAACCTGCGCGTGAACAGCCCTGGCGGCTCAGTGTTCGCCGCTCGCGCCATGGAGCAAGCATTGCGCGCCCACAAAGGCAAGGTGGTGGTGCATATCGACGGTCTCGCGGCGAGTGCGGCCACGTTTGTTTCGATGGCCGGTGACGAAATCGTTATGTCCAAGGGTGCCATGTTCATGATTCACAAGGCATGGACTGGCATATGGGGCAACGCGGAAGACCTGCGCAAAGAGGCCGACCTGCTGGACAAGATCGACGGCACGCTTGCTGAAACCTACGCAGACAAGACAGGCAAGGACATCGCGGCAATCACCGAATGGATGGCGGCTGAGACGTGGTTCACCGCGCAAGAAGCGCTGGACGCGGGGTTCGCCACTTCCATAGCAGACAAAGAAGCGAAGGCCAGCGTCTGGAACCTGTCCGCCTACGACAACGCCCCCCAGCTTGAACGCGCGCCAGCGCCAGAGCCGGATCCTGCGCCGGAGCCCGAACCCACCGCATCCGACGAACACCGCGACCGCCAACAGCAACGCCTTCGCGTGTTGTCGCTCCTGGCCGCATAACGCACACAACCCGAACAACTGAACCGCCCTAGAGGCGGTTTTTTTGTGCCCGCAAGGGCCTCACAGCACCCCGCACGGCGTCTTGCCCTGCGGGTTTTTTTATGCCCCTTGCGGGCGCTCTCTTCACAGAAAGGCCACCAAATGGCATCGAAACTCGCACAACTCCGCGCCCAGCGTGACGCAAAGGCCAAAGCAGCTCACGAACTGAACGCCAAGACGCCCACCGACCAGCGCATGAACGCTGCTGACGCCTCCGCGTTGGACGCCCTGTTGGCCGAAGTGGAAGCAATCGACGGTGAAATCGCCCGTGAGAACCGCATCAATCAGATTGCCGGTGACGCACAAGCCGAACACGAAGCCGCGATGAACGCAGCGACCCTCAACGGCGGTGGAAAATCTGACGAAGCTGCTGCACTGCGCGCCATGCTCAAGGGCGGTTTGTCTGCCCTGACCCCAGAGCAGCGCCAGGCCGTTGCATCTCGCCAGAACCCCGACATTCAGGCCGCAATGTCCACGACCACCGGCTCCGAAGGTGGTTTCACTGTGGCTACGGAATTCAGCCGCCAGTTGATTGAGGCCATGAAGGCCACGGGCAGCGTCCGCAGCGTGGCAAGCAGCATCCGCACTTCGACTGGTGCGCAAATGCTGTTCCCCACAACTGACGCCACCGCCGAGGAAGGCGAAATCGTCGGCCAGAACACGCTTGTTTCGGTTGGTGAAACAACGTTCGGCCAGGCATCGCTGGACGTCTACAAGTACAGCTCCAAGTCCATCGCGCTGCCTTTTGAGCTGCTGCAGGACTCGATGTTTGACATTGAGGCGTACATCCAAAACCTGCTGCGTCTGCGCTTGGGCCGTATCCAAGACCGTCACCATGTGCTCGGCACCGGTACAGCTCAGCCGCGTGGTGTCGTGACAGCCTCCGCAGTCGGCAAGACCGGCACTACCGGTCAGACCACGACCGTCATCTATGACGACCTGGTTGACCTGGAGCACTCGGTGGACCCGGCCTACCGCGCGAACTGCCGATACATGATGAACGACAGCACCCTCAAGGCGCTGCGCAAGATCAAGGACAGCCAGAACCGCCCCATCTTCGTTCCAGGCTACGAAACCGGCAACCCCGGCGGCGCCCCTGATCGCCTGCTGGGCCGCGAGATCGTCATCAACCAGTACATGCCCGCCATGGCTGCTTCTGCGAAGTCCATCCTGTTCGGTGACTTCAGCAAGTTCCTGGTGCGCGATGTGATGGATGTGACCCTGTTCCGCATGACCGACAGCGCATACACGCTCAAGGGCCAGGTGGGCTTTGTTGCCTTCTGCCGCTCCGGCGCAAACATGGTGGACAACGGCGGGGCGATCAAGCACTTCGCCAATTCCGCCACATAAGAGGCGCACATGGCAACGAAAAAGCAAGACACAACCGTCTCTGCCTTCGTGCTGTGTGCGGGTTCCTTCGATGGCGTCACCAGCTACCCCGCTGGCCGCGTCATTGAAGGCGTCCCCGCCGGACTGGCCGAAGCAAACACCCATTGGCTCGATGCCGCACCTTCCGCAGTGGATGCCGCCAAAGAAAACGGCGCTCAAGTCGTTGAGTACCAGGGCTGATCATGGCAAAAGTCACCACCGCAGAAGCAAAGGTACATCTCAGGGTTGACCACACCGAAGATGACGCGCTGATCACCAACCTGATCGCGGTGGCGTACCAAACCATCGAGGGCCGCATCTTCCGCAAGGTGTATGCCGATTCCGCATCGGTACCCACGGATGACCTGACAGGCATTGCCACCAATGAAGCCATCAACGCCGCCGCGTTGCTGATCGTTGGGCACCTGTACGCAAACCGAGAGGACGTGATTGTCGGAAACGTTTCGGCACTTCCCATGGGCTCGGACTACCTGATCGCCCCCTATGTGAACTTTGCAGGAGGTGCCTGATGCAAGCAGGCCGCCTGAACAGAAGGTGCACGCTCCAAGCCCCAGGCACCACCACAGACGAAATCGGCCAGCCCATCCCCGGGTGGACGGACGTTGCTACGGTGTGGGGCGATGTGCGCATGAAATCGGGCCTGGAAGCCATCAAAGCGGGTGCGTCTGTGTCCGTGGTGCAGGCGAGCATTCGCGTGCGCTACCGGGCCGGAATTACGGCGGGGATGCGCGTGCTGGTGGATTCGGTGGCGTACAACATCACGGCGGTGCAGCCGGATGTTGGCGGGCGGGAGTTTGTGGATTTG